CACCACCTCCGCCACCGCCGGAGTATAGAACACCATTAAAGCCAAGTGTACTTGTATGCTGTCCGGTTCCTCCTCTAGCATAACTTGCACTATATCCCCTTGCGGTATTACTTCCTTGACCTCCATCAGAACCATTTGAACCACCGGGAGCGCCTGTTCCTCCTCCGTTAAGATATGGCCCTCCGCCACCGGAACCGCCATTTCCTCCAGGAGAATCTTTATTATAATCAGCCCACGGCGTTCCCATTCTACCATAAGAAGCGGAAACGCTTCCAAAAACCGTATTATAAGATTGAGCCTCTGGCATATAGTTATATGCACCATAAGGTACTCCAGATGGAACAATCCAAGATATTGCCTGTCCAGGAGTAACATTCATATATCCAGTAGTAAAATAGCCTCCGCCGCCTCCGCCACCAGAGCCAACACTATCCGGATATCCGCCTTGTCCACCATGCCCAACAAGGATATACCTTATCTTGTAAACATTCGCTGGTACTGTCCAAGTGCCTGCTCCTGCTCCGAAAGTGATAGAGCCGCTAATACCGGTTACATTTATCATGTACGATACTTTTCCGTCATCATACCATCTGCCATTGTTAGTGGCGACATAGTTAAATGCCCTTATATACCACACTCCCTCTGATAATGGCTGTGTAACTAGATGAGTGTCTCCGCTAGCATACTGAGTATCAGAGTCATAAACACTGTTAGGCATTCTCCCTTTCTTGAATACAAAAAAAACTCCGCTCCACAAGCCCCTAGTAGGTTTAGCCCATGTAAGCCGGACTTGCTTATGCGCATACATGGTAGCACTAAAATTTGTGATAGAGGCGATTCCGAAGGCTTCTATGGCCATCTTTTTCAGTAGCTCCTTGGAGATTGTTACTTCGGAATTTTTTCCGTCTCCGTAGCTTGTTCGTGGATTGCTTACGGACTTTTTATAGTTACCTGCAGGCAATGGAAGGCTCATTACTGCGCCCGCATTTGAGAAAGGTGCATTATCACCGATTACGGCCACAGTGCCTCTGTTCTTTCCTCCGGCACCTCCCAATGGAATTAAAACATCACTCATTACGAAAACGCTCCTTTCAACTTAACTCTGAAATCCTTACTGGGCTTCTCTGTTTTGCAGTAAAATGTCACAGAGCCATTTTTTGCTTCTGCATTTGTGATTAATGCAGTCATTTCATCCCATGTTTCAATTTCGTCTGCAGTATTGTCCTTGGTATAGGCTTTCCCCATGATAAGGCTTGCCGTAGACTTCATCCTTGTAATAGAGATTGTTTGGCTATATGGGGCTGTACTGGTCCATCCATTAGCACTTAAAACGATTGTAGCCTCATCCTTTAGGTTTGTTTTCAATGCTTCAACGTCAGAAGTTAGTGCATAAACCAAGGTATTATCAACCTTAATTTCTAACTGTTCGCTGTTCTTTAGCTTCAAGAACCAGTTCATAATTACGCTAACAGGCTTTCCTTGCTCATATCTCGGCATAAAGTCCGGTTCATTTGCGTAAGCATAAGCAAGCAATACAGGCTTGCTATCCCCTTCAACCATTGCCATAAGTTGAAAAACCCTCATACGGTAGCTCTCTGTAAGAGGCGTTCCGTTGTTGTTTTCGTTGTTTATATCAACCTTGCAGACAATTCCATTATTACTGCTGCTTACGCTTGATATGAGAGCCTTGTGCTTATCGTAAGCTGTAGATGCATTCAAGGCTTCAACTTCCTTTGCGATGTTCCCGGAAATCTCCTTGTCTGCGATAACTACATATTTGATAAGCAAAGGTTTCTTACTGGCAAGGCTTCTTTCGATTAGCTCTTTTCCTTTGTTTGTGATTTTAGATTCTGAAAAGTATCCCATTAGCTCCCCCATTCCGCAAATACAGTAAATTCAGTAAGGGATTGAATAGCACTCCCAATGAAATCCTCTGAAATTGCTGTTCTTGTAACATTTACATTTTTCAGAGTATCCCTAAACGCCTTCACGTTTTCCAGTGTAGTAGCTACGGCTTCAAGCTCACTAGCCACCAATGCTCCGCCTATTGATATAGAAAACTCTGCGTTACCGGTCTTTGTTACCTCTGTTTCACCGAAGATAGTATCAGAAAGCCTTGATATAGCCGCTAAGCTTCCGCTTAGATAGTTACTGTCAAAGGCAAGCTTTACTAACTCTCTCTTCTTTTCAATGGAATACCCTCTGTTGTAATACGGAAGTCTGAAATCTATAGCCAAACAGTCAAGAATCCATTCGTCCAAGAAATCAAGCTCCGATAGCAGAAAAACATTGTTTAGCATACCTTGGAAATACTGAAAGCCTACTTTCATGGCATAAGATAACGCCTGTATGTCAACATCCTCCTTATAGGGGCTTGATAACAAATCAAGCATTTCACCTTCTAAGAATTTAATCATCCTCCCACCCCTTAAAAGTCACGCTCATGCTAGTGCAGTTTGCAATTTCGTTTCCGTTGATGGTTATAAAGTTCGGATTCATTACAACAACTCTCTTAGCACCGCTCACCATGCACCGCCGGACAAGCTCGTTTTGGTTTATATCCCTCCCAAGCTTCGACCTTTGCCATGTAACATAGTCCTTTACAGCTTCTTCCACAGCTTTCTTAATCTCGGCTTCTCTGTACTTATCAGACTCATACAGATAATAGCCAAGTTCTACGCTATAGTTCCGCGCTGCAGGCTTCCTAAAATTAAGCGTGTCAGTAAAAACAGGCATTTTATCCCAATCAATAGCAGCTTTAACCTCTGCAAGGTCATTATCGCTATACTGGCCTGTTTCGTTATCCCATAGCAATACCACGTCTATATCCGTTGAGTTAGGCCGCTTTCCAAGGTAAACATCCTTGATATGTTGGCTTGCTTTCTTTATCCAGTATTCATAAGAACGCTTAGTACCTCCGTTTGTATAGCTATCCGGATACAGATAGATTCTTTCACGGAAATCATCATCGGATTCCAAGTCCACTCCGCCGGAGCTTTCTGTGGTATTCTGCACGGATTGCACAAAAGGAATATTATCCACAAGCTTTGTAATAGTTCTTGCCTTGTATCCGTTTCCAATTACTCCGGGAACTCTGCATTCAGCATCCACATCCCCAGTAAGCTCTCCTCTTCCGATAGTTAGTTCCTTTACTGTCTCAAAGGTAAGTCCTGCTTCCGTTGATACCTTTGTTCCTTTTGGTACGATAGAGTTTGTTGCCTGTACTCCGCTTAAGGTAAATCTAAGAGTGGAAATGGCTTTCTTTGCCTTAAGGCGTTGCAGTCCTTTGAATGCCCCTAAGTTATCAAGGAAAGCCCCCTTGGAATACTTTAGCAAGCCCATCTTCCCGGAAAAGTCTATCTGTTCATAAGCATGGAAAAGGTAATAGGCACAAGTAGCAAGGATGATTCTCCTGTCGTCAGACTGCGGAAGAGCTTCTTCTACTCCTGTTAGTTCTTTTCTCTTTCTTTGAAAGGCCGATAGCATTTCTGCTTCCAATTTTTCTGCAGTCATGCCCTCGATAAAATCAACTTTTGGATAGCTGTCAAAAACTCCCATTCTACCTCCTTTTCACATGAACAATAGCTTGTATTCCATCGTCCCCACGGTCTATATACTCTATATAGTCCACGGCCACACCGGGAACATACTTTTCCGTCTGCGTAACAACCTCTACAGTAAATCTATTCTGAAAAATCGGAGTAGGCTCTGCAAGAATCTCCCACAAAAGCCCAAAATCCCTATGCATGGGGATACTTCCACGCCTTGTCTTATACAAGGTGGACAGTTGCCTTATAATTGACTCTTCCAGTCGCTCTCTTTCGTTTGATTCTATTCTGAAATCCATTATTGATACTCCTTAAAGGTTACATCGACCTCAATTCTTCCGACTTCTCCGCCTTTGTGTATCTCTTCCCACTCGGAAGAAATGTTTGTGATAATGCACCGCCTATCCATAATGGATCTGTTTCCAATAATGAGATACTGCGCCTGTCTATCTCGCATAATCTTCCGAAGTAGTTCGTACTGTTGCCTTGGCCTAAGTCCAAGCTCGACAGAAAACACAATATGGAGCGTTACTTCGTCCAATTCCTCGCCAGTTACTTCTAAGCGACCTTTCCAACCAACAACAGGATGTTCCTCCGTCTTTAGCCCAATGGATGATTTGAAATCAGTAAATGTCCTCGTCTGTTTTCCTTTATGGAAAAAGGTAAGTTCTCCGAACTGTCCTATCATGTTTATCCCCCTAAGCTTGCCACCTTTGCTTCTAATTCAGCTAACCTTTGCTCTAATGCCTTGATGTTTACTCCTGCAAGCTCCAAAGTTTCTCCTTGTGCCTTGATGGCTATAGAATCAGTAAGCTGTTTATAGAAAATGTCTTCTCCTGTTTCCTTTGGCAATTCCTCTTCGGAGTAGAATCCGCCAAGGACAACTCCAAAGGATTCTCCATTGGATAAATGCAGGACAAGCACTTGCTCCCCCACCTTTGGCATCTTGTATTCTCCTGTAAAGGAAAAATAAGGTAGCTCTGCGGTCGCTAGGTCGTTCATATCCGTATAAACAACGGATACCATAGCTTTCTGATAATTTACTGTTCCTACAGTTCCGATTCTGATGTTATCCATGTTTATACCCTCTGAATAATCTTCCTAGCAGTTACATTCTGCGTTAGTCCTCCGCTGTCCAAAGTTACATCCACTCTATCCACAAAATACTTTCCATCACACATACCACAGTTTTTTATCTCGATGTTGTATGTAGAGAAAAGCCCATAGTCAAAGACTGTAGGCTTAAATGTAATTGTTGTTGCGTTTCTATTCTGTGCATTAAGCCTAGCTTTTGCCACTCTCTCGGCTTCTGATTGCTCTTGTACTTGCTCATTGATATACAGAACCTTTTCTTCCGTTCCGACCTTAACTGTGATTGTTTCCTGCTTCTTTTTGGGATTCTTATACCTTAGCTCCGCTCCTGTATAAAATCCTTGCAAAGAAGTAGTCCAGTTATAGTCCGGCTGTATCTCGTGGGTAGTCCAGTCTGTATAGCCTTCATTGCTACCGCTTACGGAATTACTCGGATATTCCCCATAGAAATTATATATATCCCTTGCTTCATACGCTGTTTCGTCATACAAAACAAAGCCTGTCTTATAGCATTTCATGCAGACTCCATACTTCTTGCAAACATTTTGCAGGAATGATAAATCTGTCTCATTAGTCTGCTCTATCTTTTCTATAGTTACATCCTGGCAATTAAAAAAGAGATTCGGCATACTGTACTTGCCTTGAATCTCTTCCACTAATTGTCGTAAGGTTACATTTGTCCAAGCCTTAGAACGCTGCCTATCCTTTAATTCTGAATCGGCCGGCTGTGATACTCCTTTCACAGTCATAACTCGTGGTGCGCCTGTAATGGATATTTCATCAATAACGAAATTACCGCAATGGTATTCCTCGTGCTTACCATTTACATACCAATTCCGCATGATGATGTAAATGTCTAAGTCCTCTCCTTTTTGTGGACTGAATCCGCCTGCTGCATTCATGGCATTTAAATCAAGCTCCAAGCTTATGGAATCCAAAGTATCACAGGCATTATCCGTATACTGCAAAGAGGATAGATACTTAGTCAGATTGTAAGAGCCACCATTATATAAAGCTATGGTTTCGGCATATCTTGCTTTGGCTGTATAGTTTTCGCTTCCGTCCACTACCAATTCCTCCAATCTTCTCTATGGCTTGCTCTTTCCAGTTCTGTATTCACAGGTGGAATGTTTAAGACTGTATCGGCAGAAAAGACTAAAGTTCCTATCTCCTGCGGATTCGCTTCCATGAGAAGAGGGAAAAGCTTCTCTGTTCCATATACTTTTAAAGCGATTAAATCCCAAGTATCCCCTAGAATTGTCTTATAAGTATTATTTATCACTTTCCCCTCCTGTCTTAGAATGATGTTCTTCTTGTTTCTCTTGCGTATCTATCCATCATGGCTTTGAAATCTGCATAACTGTCCGATAAAACGGACTTTATTTCATTAGCATTTCCCCCTGATATATTGATAGTCGGACTATAGCTAATGTTATGCTGCCCACCTACTGATGGATTGATACCGGATAGCTCTGCATTTGCTTGCTGTAAAAGGCTTGCAGCTCTTGCGGAGTTGTTCATAGGGATAACATATTCTGCATCCCCACCTTCTCCAATTAAGGCATTTGTCGGACCGTTCACTCTTCCGCCAATAGCAAACTTCCTTATTAAGCTAGGTTTATCCAGTCCTTTTGCCTTTGCTGTAGACTCAACCTTTGCTGCAGGATTTGCGAAAGGCGCAATCGGCATATTTACCTTTACATTCTGTCCGCTAAAGAAATTCCTTACAGAATTTATGATGCTCTCCATACCGCTCATGCTTCCGTTTTGTAGTTGGATGTTCGTATTAACCGAAATAGGTTTAGAAAACTCTTTCTTAAGAGAATAGCCGTAAACACTTGCATAGTATTTCGCACTTTCGGTTAATTCACTTTCGCTACCAAAGAAGTTTTGCAAGAATTTCTTCCGTTGTTTCTTATCCCCGGTGACACTTTCAATCTTATCAAGTTTATCAAGTGTCTTTTGAACATCCTCCGGAATAGTCTCCATGCTTGCCACTTCCTCACGGAATTGCTTAATCGGCTCTGCGTATTCTTTTAAGTAGTCTTCAAGTCCTCTTTGAGCTTTTTTATTTTCAAAGCGCACAAGGTCCTCTTCATCGTACCTTAACACAGCTCCCGGCTCTAAGTTTCTAATACGATTATCTCTTTCATTAAATTCTTTTCCATAAGCACTAAGAATCTTATTGGTAAGCAATTCAATAGGTTTCGCCTTTGCTTCCATAACAACGCCTTGCCGCCGCTTCTCAATGTCTGCAATAGCGCTATTGTACATTGACTGGCTGTAATACCCGTCTTGTCCTTCCGAAAGTCCTAGCTCCTTGGATTTTTTTAAAGCGGATTCTGCATTCATCAATGCATTCTTAGCCAGTTCATCCGCATTGTCTGCCATTTCCTTTGCGTATTCGCCAGATTTATTCACAACATTAGCGAAAGACTCACTTGTTAAGGGGGCATTTTCTGCATCATTGTTAAGCAAGCTCCACTTAGCATTGTTTTCAGACTGCATAGCTTGCTCTTTAAGGTCGAGAAGCTGTTGTGTCAGAGTGTTGATTGTTTCTTGCTCTATGGGCGTGATAATGCCGTCCTCCATGGCTTTCTTATACTCATCGCCTAATTGCTTTCCGATTCGTTCAACATCGCCACGGATGCTTGTATACATTCCGTCAAACTGCTTTATCAATCCTTCTCCGGTAGCATCGCCCTCACCAAAAAGCCCACGAATGGAGAAGTGCATAGCAATTTGCTGTTCGGACACAAGGTTAGATACTCCGGAAGCCAAGTTTTCAAGTTCAGTTCCTAGCTTCTCTGCATCTTCCTTATTGAAATCAGAGTTTACACTTAGTCTAAGCTGTAGCTTTTGCAAGCTTTCCGCTGTCCTATCAATCTCCTTACTGTATTGTCCGACTGCGGATAGTTGCTTACTTGCCTGGGAAAGTCTTTCAAAGGTTTTCTTTCCGACAATCTCCATAGCAACATCGCCAAGCTCTTTAAGAGATAGCTTCATATCGCCGAAACGCTTATTAAGGTCTTTCTTTCCTTCCTTGGCATTGTAGGCATCAACGGCTCTTGCTACCCCGATAATCCCTCCGGCGAGAAGGCTTAGGCCAGTCGCCCATGCTAATGCAGGATTTGCGCCCAAAGCGGTAACAAGGCCGACAATCGACTCAATCCCCTTTGGTACTGCGTTGGAAGCCTTCATGAATACCGCCATGGAAGCAAAGCCAGTTACCGCTCCTGTCAGCCACTCCGGATTGCTTACAAAGAACTCTCCAATCTTAAGCACAGGCTCAACAAACTCTCCGAAGCCTTCTGCACCACGCTTAAGCTTCGGATACAGCTCCTCCAAGTTACCGATGAAGCCATCGGATGCGTAAACCATATTAGTAAACGCCTTTGCTCCATCTCTTAATGGTATGTTTATGGCATCGCTTGCCTTGATTCCTAAGTCCTGCATAGCGGATTGTAAAATCTTTGTATCGCCCCACAGGTTATCCATCTTTGTAGCAGCCATCTGCTGTAAAGAACCATTGGCATTTCTTAGGGATTCATTCAATCCATCCCATTCATTCTTTCCGTCTTTAACGGCATCCAATCCGTTAAGTAAGTGCGTAAAGGCATCAATATGATGCTTTCCACCGATTCTTGCCTTGTAGTAGTTCTGTTCCTCTTCTGTAAGCCCTGATAGCTTGTCTCTAACCTCTGTTAGTGTCTGCTTTAAGCCTTTGAACTTTCCGTTTTCAAATGCAGATACTCCTAACTTCTGCATGGCTTTTCCGGCTTGTCCTGCTCCTGTGGTAAGGTTAATCATAATAGCATTCAGAGCTGTTCCGGCTTCTGAACCTTTGATGCCTCTGTTTGCAAGGACACCTAATGCCGTTGCGCTGTCCTCAATATCTACCTTAAGCCCTTTAAAGACACCGCCAGTCTGAATCCATGCTTCCATGAGTTGTTCTGCAGTCTGATTGGATTTGTTATTGGCCATAGTCGCAACATCCAGGAATCTTTGCAAATTCGTTCCATTCTCGCCAATTACTTCTCCTGTAGCACTCATGGAATCTGTTACAAGGTCAGAAGTTCTTGCAAGGTCTAAGTTTGTGGCTTCGGAAAGCTTAAGAACGCTCGGAAGAGCCTTTACGGAATCTCCCACGCTCCATCCTGCTAAAGCCATGTACTCTAAAGCATTTGCGGATTCTGTGGCCGTTTTTGTGGTTTCTCTTCCGTATTTCATGGCCGCTTCTCTAGCAAGGTTAAACTCTGCCTCACTTGCCTTTGCAGTTCCCTTCCAAGAACTCATAGCCTTGTCAAAGTCCATTCCTACATCAACGGCTTTCTTCCCTGCCATTAATGCTGCTGCAGAGATTGTTCCCATTGCTACAGCTCCGGCTTTTCCAATCTTCTTCATGGCGTTATATGGGGCATTAAGGATTTTCTCATTGTTCGCAAGCTGTTGTACTGCATTAGGAATACCGGGGGCTGCAGCTTGCTTTGCAATATCTCTGATTTGCTTCTTTGTAAGAGCTGCACTCTTACTCAAACTGCCATCCATGATTCCCATGATTCGCACAGCTAGTTTGTATTCTTTACTTGCCATCCCTATACTCCTTTATTCCGTCAATAATGGGCTTTATTTCGTCAAAGAGATTTACTAAAGGAATGGAATAAAAAAAGCTTATCGGCGTGTTGGTAATCATAGCCACCTTTGCCGTAAGCTTTTTAAGTCCTGTTTCCTCTATGCCCTCATGTAAAAAAAAGTAAATACCGATGTTCTAAGCCTAATTGCATCCCTTGCCTTGAGTTTCATAAGCCACTCATAAGGCATTCCGTTAGCCTTGGCCACAACCAATGCACTATACATGGTATCTACAGGCGTGTTCGCCGTCATGGTAGTTCCGGTCAAGCGTTTAAACTCTCTGTCAATCTCGGTTAAGCCCTGCAAGTCTAAATCCCACAGGCCTTTTAAGGAAATCTCCTTGTACTCCGTTCCTTCAAAGGTGATTGGAAGCTCTAATTCAAACTTGAAATCATCCATATTGAAATCCAAGGCAGAGTTTTCCTCTGCCTTAGTCGTTTTCTTTGTACTAGCCATTAGCACAATCTCCTTACTTTATCCATGATGTCCTCGTTGTTCACTACGAAAATCTCATTGAGCTTGTCATGCTCGATAAGCTTCTCGCCGTCTACTTCCACAAGCATATAGATAACTTCGAGTTTCATGCTTGCATTGAAAGCTTCTCCAACCTTGGCGCTTCCCGGGTTAATTTCAAGGGTCTTTCCACGGACAACCACTCGCACCTGTGAATAGTCTGTTACTCCGGTGGAGGGGTCTGTTACCTGGATAGCACCTCTCAAAGTAACGCCTGTTACCTTGGAATGGTCTACAAACTTAGTAATGTCATGATAGAGCGTTCTGAACGGAATTTCCTGCTGCATGGACTGCGTATGTCCAATTACAGGAGCAGCGTACTCACCGCCGATGCCTGCACCGCTAATGGTGGCGGTAAGCATACTTAACGGAGCAAGGGTAACGCTATCGGAAATACCGATGAGCTTACCTCCATCATGGTCGTACACATTAAAGCCGTTTAAAACCTCCGGGATACTATTGATACCGATTTTTCCTGCCATTAGTTGTTACCTCCTACCGCACTAGAAATCAAAGTTGGGTCAAACTCAATATGGTCCACAATCCATTCTGCCGGAGTAAAGAACGCAATCTTTGTGCTGAATACGATTTTTCCGTCAAGGATTGCTTCCTTTGGATTCTCTGCTTCATCAAAGCTAAGTCGTCCTCCTGCGATAATGCCTGCTGCCTTTAAAGAGTTAAGGAAAATGTTCTCGGAATCAACCACAGCTTCAGACAAACGATAGTTGGCCGGCTCATCCACTTTGTTCTTATAGGTCTGAATAAAGCGGTTTCTGTACCAACTCATCATTCGTCTGCAGGCAATCCATCTATCCTTCGGGTCTGTGGACTTCGGATAAGCTGTAGTGTTGTTTCCGTAAAGCTTAAAGCCGTTATCATTAATGGCCGTTACAACCCCTAGTCCGTTTACAAGCTCTGCTTGTGGAACGTCAAGGAATACTTCCGTTCCGTCAGAAAGACAAGTAGCAGATACAGGGATGCTCTCACTAGATGGAGACTTATAAGGAATATCTCCATGGTCCATATCGCACTTTGCCATAGCGCAAGCAGCAAGGGTAGAAAGATGGAAAACCTTTCCGCCTACCTTAGCACAAGGGAAAAATGCCATTGCATGAGGATTGGTTACTCCAAGATACTTCTTGGCTGTCTCAACGTCTGCATAGGATGTAAGCTTTGTTGCCTGTGCCTTATACAGAAGGTCAAGCACGCACTCACAGGAATACAAGCCGTTTAAATCCTCTGTCTTTGCACTAAGAGCCAAAGCAACCAAAGGTTCTCCGCCAAACTTAGGACAAGCCAAGATACTTGGAATCACTCCCAGTTTAGGATATACATTTCTGATTGCTTCAATTCCCTTAGTAGCTCCTGTGGTTACGTCATATCCGCCGATAATGTCATTCGCGGATACTGCGGTTACGTCTGCAAGGCCGTCTGTGTACTTAAGAGCTACACTGGTTACTCCGGACTGAATCTTCTTTACGCGGAGCTTAACTTTTCCGTCTGTGTCATAGAAAAGCTCAAAATCTTCGGAAGCCTTTGCAGGAATCTCTTCTCCGTTGTTCGGCTTAATGGTTACACTTCCAAGTGCTACATTGGTTAGAGTGGTATCAACAACGCCTACTTCTGTGATGTTCACAGTCTTAGGAGTTGCCGCTGCAGACTTTCCCTTTGTTGGGTCATACACATTGATAAATACCACCGGAGCGATGTTGTAAAGCTTAAAGCAAGCATCCATCGCTTCGCAAAGGGTATACTTTGCATAGTCCTCGGAATAACCGAAGTATTTAACTGCTTCCTCAAAGCTGTTTACCAATACTGGCTCGTTTACTGTTCCGTATGCTGTGGTATGTACCGGAGCTGTTCCGACAAACACTCTTACGCCGTTTTCAGACTTTACAGGTGCTTTCACGGCAGTAGCATTCTCGACAGTGCTAATTCTGTGCATATATGCCATTTGTTCTTTCTCCCTTCTTAATCAACAAGTTGTCTTATAACATTACCTTCCAGAACAAGGATTCTTTCTGCAAAGGCTCTGTCCATCTTTACTTCTTCCTGGATATAGCTCGGAAGCTCCCCTAAGAAGATTGTTCCGTGCGGAAGTCCTCTTCTTGATTCTCCAAGATAGATATATTGCTTTTCGGAAGATTGTTTTTCAGAACTATTGTTCTGCTTTTTATCTTCTTCCTTACTTGGAGCATTTGCTTCTGCCGTTACCACTTCTTCTGCCGTGGTATCCACAGCCTTATCCTCTTTTACAGATACTTCTCCCATTCTCTCTCAATTCCTTTCAATTCAAAGTCTGTAGTGACTACGCCGAAGAAATAAGGGTAAGTGTCCTCTTCGTTTACCTCGGCATCAAAAGTTCCCCTGTTTCTGTACTGGCTTTCTAACATGGGGTCCAAGGTGAATCTCTGCCGTACCTTCTCTATCAGATTGATAATCTCTCTGTGTCCACGATTCGATTTATCATTGTTATAGATACCGAAGATAAAAGCGACCTTCACAACCCACCGATTGTCCTTGTCTTGCCACCACTTATCAATTTTCACATTGCACCATGGGCATTTAATGATGGAGTCTTCCACTTCATCCGTATAGAAATCCGTTGTATCCGTTGTTTCGTCCTCATAAGCCTTAACTTCCTTTGTTGCAATCGGAAGTGCCTGCTCATAGATAGCTAGCTTTGTTAAGCTTTCACCGTTATCAACAGCGTTTTGGAACAACATCCCATCAAACAAGGACTTAAGCTCCTTTGTAAGAGCAATCTGCAAGCCCAATGGAGAAGTTACCGGGAAATCTGTCATTCTTACCTCACTTTCGCTAGGGCTGTATCCAGTCGCCTCATACACTCATCAAGATACATTTTTCCAAGTTCAGCTTCTTCCTTGCCGTAAACCTTTTCGTTTTGGATTCTCGCTCTATCGGAAGAACCCAACACTTGGTGAAGCTTTCTCTTGCCATTCTCGTCTTTCTTATCGCTTCTGTAGCCAAGAAAAAAGTGGTCGCCTCCGGCAGTACCATCTTTCTTTGTGTTGTGAATCAGCATTTTAAAGGCTTTAGTAATATACTTTCTTTGTCCTTTAATCTGCCCTACAAGAACAGACGGTGAATTTCTTGTTTTCGCCACTCTTCTATAAATCGTTTCACCACCCACAACCGCAACCGGAACATTTATGTCGTGTCCTTTATCCCATTTGGTTGTGGTATCCTTTCTTGACATATAGAACTTTGAGATTCCGGTAATTCTTGACTTAAAGTTCACGGAAGCACTTGCGATTCCGACACTCACTTTCGCTTTCTCAATAGAGCTTCGGTCTTTCGTGCCTTTTACGAACTCTCCTGTATACTCTCGTTTATCAGCCTTTACAAGTCGCCTTTGAGTAGTCTTAAGAATCCTGTTGGCGGCGCTTGCCATGATAAACTCTGCGCTCTTCCCGGTAATTTGGTTCATAGCACGGACAATCTTGTTATAGGATTCCATGTCCAGTTCAATAGATATAGAATCCACAGCTTTTTTATAGTTTTCGCTCATGATTTAAAAGCCCTCAAAGTAATAGAGTAAACTCCTCCCTCATCCCTAGAATCCGTTACACGGAACTCCTTCGCATCAATCTTGATTGCTTGTCCTCTTGCAGGCTGTTTACCAATGTTCTTCCTGGATACATACAGAATGATATTGTCCTCATAGATTCCATCAATTCTGCTATGCTCGAGCTGCTTCTTACCTCTTTCCTCTACTTCGTTAGAGTCGATAATTACAGTCATAGGCTTTCCATTGATTAAATGCGTTTCGCCGAACTCTTCAAGATTAAGGAATGTACTGGCTATGTCTTTAAATGCCCACTTCTTAAATCCCATAGCACCTCCAAAAAATAGGCTAGAGCCATTTAATAGCCCTAGCCTGTGTCTTAACCGATTCTTACAAGTACGCTTGTTGCTCCGTTCTCTGCTGCCTTAACAACATATCCCAATGGAGTATCGGAAGCAGTTGTGGTAACGCCGTCTGTTGGCTTGAAATACACATCCTGCCCAACCTTAAGAGGGCTTGTCAATGCCTTGCAAGGCACTTCAAACACTCCAACTACATGGAGGCTTCCTGTCTCTCCTGCCTTGATAGGGCATCCGGCAACGCCAACGTGCTTTTCAATTACCACAAGCTCTCCTGCCTCAATGGTAGCTGTTCCATTGTTGGTGTAGTCTAAGCTTTCGCCTTTCTGCTTATAAATTGCTTTCATCCTTTACCTCCTTACACAATCTTCACGCCGTCATTTCTAACGATTCCTCTGTAGTCCTTAACATAGATTCCTGCATCAAGGTACACATCCCAGATAAATCCAAGCTGTCCTGCAGTTTCCATTCTTCGGATAGTAGGCTGCTGCTTTCCGTTTAGGAAGTCAACTCCTACAGAACCGGCCGTGTACTTGTTGGCAACCAAGAACCAAGGACACGCCTTATCCTTTGCCAAAGCATTAAGAACAGGAGACTCAATAACCTTCAAATTGTAGTTATACAATGGGTTAGCAGCGTTAGTGTCATTCTCCGGAACAAGTGCAGAGTGCAGAATGGTATACAGGTCGAACTGGTATCCAGTTGGGATAATTACGAACTCCGGCGTAGCATAGATTGCCTCGCCGAACTGGTCCTTCTGCAGAGAAAGCTTTGTAATCATCTTTTGCAAAGATTCCCTTGTTGGAGCTGTTCCGGTAGCAATATGGTTAGCGTGCTTTGCATCATCGAAAAGATTATTTCCATCGAAAATCTTTCCGTTGTTGAATACTACAGCATAAACCATCTTATCCAAGGTTTTCTTTGCCTGTGCAGCGTAAAGAGCAGGCATTCTTGTGATGATTCCAATGTCATCATTGATGAAAGCCTGTCTGCTCATAGTAAACTGCTTACCGAAGGTCTTAAGCTTTCTTGTGGGAAGCAGCTCTGTCTGAATAGTGCCGTGCTTAAGCTCTCCGGACTCCGGAACTTCCTCAAAGTCTCCCATGGTATTAATTACATACTCATGGTCTGTATCCTCCTTAAAGTCGGACTTAGAGCCGATAGTTACCCACTTTTCAAAGGTAGTAGGAACTTTCTTATAGGTTTCTACGACTGCCTTCTTAGCTACGGCATCAAGGATTGCCGGGAAAGCTGCTGTAGGATTGAAAAACTGTCTGCCAAGCTCGGTATACAGTTCATCGGGACTCATAAAGCGTACAGACTGATAGGGGCTTTCTCCCGTCCGGGACAAACACTCCTCCGCAATGGTTCTTAAGGAAGAATGAGCGAACTTCTCTGCGCCTTCCTTCGCATTGTCTACCTGGACACCACCACGCATAAGGATTCCATCTACAGCCATCGCACGGAATCTATCTTCCTCATCCTCTGTAACGCTTGCATTGACGGTCTGTCTTGTGGATACAGGAGAACTCTTCTTCTTTAAATCCTCAATCACTAAGGACTTTACTTCATCAACGGAAGTATTCTCCTTAATGAACTTAGCGGAATCAACATCAAGCCCCTTGCATAAGTCAAGAATCTCGTTTACACGCTTTCTCTCGTCAGCCAAAGCTCTCTTTGCTGTTTCATCCTCTTCCTCTTCTGCAGCAAGGCTCTCCAAGTCTTTCTCCAACTTGTCAAACTCTACAGACTCTTCTGCGGTCAAGTCTCTTCCCTGTGTCTTTGCAAAAGATAAAATCTCTTGCTGTCTCTTCAAAATGTCTTTGAATTTCTTCATCACTTTCCTCCATAAAGTTTTTGGTTTATAGCTAACTGCTTCTCATAAATTCCAAGCAGATTTGCCTTTGTTTCTTGCGCTTGTTCTTGCGCTTCTTCCTCTTCCATTGTGCGCCCTACCCCTACAGTAGAATCAGCCGGAACAGACACTATGGAAATCTCATAGGGAAGCCACTTCTTAGCAACTACACATTCCCCCTTGAATCTTCCATCTGCGGAAGTCTTACCTTTCTTGACTTCTTCCCACTCTTTCACAAGGTATCCCACGGAAACGGCCTTAAGAGTTCCGCTATCGACTTTCTTTTTGATACTTTCAGAAAAGTCATCATCGTCAAATTCGATAGTTGCCTTTCCTCGGCCTTCCTCAACTCTTGCATTGATAACCTTGCCGATAACCTTGTCTCTGTCATGATTGAATAGGACAACGCCTATATCATTGAGCCTTGATAAGTCAACACAACCTTCTGAATGGTCCAAAATCTCATCCCCGAAGAATCTCCTATACGGCTCTTCGGAGGAGAAGGACAACTCTACTTGCTTACTGTTTTCCGCCGTTTCCTGGATTGCTAGGTTCACCGACCTTTGCAGTTTCTCCGATTCCTTCGGCTTTGCCATTACTTTTTTCACCCCCTCCCAATGTCACGCCTTTGCTTTTGGCATACTCTTGAACTTCTGCCATTTCATCAATTTGACTTCGCCAGTCCTTACCATGTTCCGAAGCTAGGTCTACGAAGGTTTTTTCTCCGGTAAGCAGGGCTGTCTTGTTTGCATTTGCTTCCTTTGCCGGGTCTATCCACCGCTTAGGAGCTTTAATCCACTTATGCTTAAGGTAGTCGTCCGGATTCGTTCCGAAGCGTTCTATGTTTAGCTTCCCGGAAAGGTAAGCAGATGCAATAAAACATTCGTAAACTTCATCAAGGAAGGACTCGACTATCTCTATATCCTCTTGATAGGTCAACTCGTCCTCAATGATTCCTTGCCTAGCAGAGGAATAGTTACTTTCGCTCATGTCACGGCTCACAACCTCATAGGACACGCCTTGTCCGCTACCAACCATGCGCATTTGCTGCTTAACAAAGGCTGTAGCATCTACCGCCTGTCCTGTCGGCTGTACTGTGGATACCTTGTCTCCGCTGTTTAGATACTGAATCATTCCGGGCGTTAAGGTCTTTCCTTGGTAGTTGTACTTCTGTCCGTCAAATTCCTTGTTACTTCGTCCTCCGATTCCTGTTTGCGGAGTATCCTGCGTAATAAATACGGAAAGACAAGCAAGAACTCGTTCCTTAATGGCAATCGTGTTCAAGAACTCGTTAATATCACGGATTCTTGTAAGTGTTTGCGCCATGTCGGACACTTCCCTCGCTTGCGAAGGCCTTGTTTTGGAACACATAAAAATAACATCCTTTGCCTCGTAATACTGGGCATCTAGGATGTTATAGCCTTGAATATCGTATTTTCTTATGTAGTACCCCACAGGCTTACCGTATTGATTGTATTCAATACCACCGATAACCCTGTTTTCTTTGTTCTTTGGACTCATCACAGTAGTATCAAGCTCGTCTACCTCAATGGCCTGCAGTTGAAACGGAATAACCCCATCATCCGTATGGCACTTGATAAATAGGATTCCTCCGTCTACCTTCTTCCGGGTAATTGCCATTCTTAGTAGTTGATTCAAAGACTGCTGCCCTGTAACATCACAGTTTTTTGCCTTTGTCCACTCATGCCATAAGGACTCAATGTCCTTATCCAAGTTACTTTTCCCTGTGTTTGCCCTTAGCCTGTATCCTGCTCCGACAACATTTCTTTTATAAGCTCCTAAGATAGAGTTCATAATGTCGGAATTGTTCTCCAAGTCTCTCGCCCTAGCTCTGATAATCTCTCTTGAACTGGACAAGCCCATTTCAGCGGATTCTATACTAGCGTGCCAGTTTGCATTGGCGTTCTTGTAGTTGGCCGCATCGTATGCCCTGGATGCCTCAATAGCATTCCTATAGGCTTGGCGTTTATAGGCCGTCTTTGGGGATACAAAGCCTATTAAATTATCTAACCAATTCACAGTGCCTACCTCCCATCAAAAACTGCCCTATAGGTATCAGAGAACAGATTGCTGTTATCATCCTGTGCAACCAATCCCATAAGAGACTTCTGCAGCTTTACAAGCTCCGTAAGATTCGCCCTCGTAAGCATTCTTGTACCAATCTTGTAAGACTGGCCTCCTTCCAGTACGGACTGAATGGCTGTGTTTACTATTGCAAGCTGTTCTTTCGGCGAAACAAAGCTTAACTCCTTCTCTAAGTTCTCTTCTCTTTCGTTTTCCATTTACCCTCCTAACCAATTATCCTGCGCTTGTATCCAGTTGTTAGACTGGTTATTATCGCTTGCATTATTTTCCGCCTGTACTGTCTTAAGCGAAGGCACATTCCTTAAGTGTTCGTACCGGATTCCAAGAAGCTCTGCTGCAGCCATTGCGTAAACTTCACAATCTAAGTAATGGTTATCAATATGCTTTGCCTTTGGCTTCCATACGGACTTAACTCCTGTCCTTGTCTTTTCTGTTACTCTTTGCTCCGCTGTAATCATTTGCGAATATCGCTTATCACAGCCTTTATAAACCATCCATGCACCGGTATTCTCTCCCTTTACCCTCTTCATTCGGTTAGAGATTGAATCCTTGTACTTGTTACCATCAGTCAGAATGAGTTGCATTCCGTTAAAATCCCCTGTTTTCTCAATCTTTGAAATCTTGAATCTATCCAAAAGGTCATTACTTGCTCCCTTAACAGGCTTTGCCCAATCGGAATTGTTAATGCAGAACTCCAATGTTTCATCCTGGTTATATCCACTATCTATAAGACAAAGCTCTACGGCAAACTTCCTGCTGCCGTCCTCTGTCTCATAGATGCGGTTCATAACTCTTTCTATATCTTCCCAAGAAGCCACTTGCCCATGAGTGATGTTCTGCGATGTACTGTAGTCTCCCCATGCTCTTATGGTGTAGTACAAAGAGTTCTTCTGCACATCGACTCCACCAGTTACAAGCTTTGCCCAATCCGGAACTATGAACTCTTCTACATCCGTTTGTGCATTCAGCACACTGTCCTCTGTGATTCTTGTTTCTGCATCCTCCCACGGTTCAGCAAGCCATGAGTTCACAAAGTTCTGCAGTTTCTCCGGGTCGTCCTTAGAATCCAAAAATTCCTTTGCCACATCGCTCCACTTAATGAATATGGAGTACAAAGTGTTCATCCAGTAGGCAACCTTCTTTGAATGGCCGATTCCTCTCTTTCGGACCGTTCTCCATTCGCCATGCCTAAGCATTTTCGGCTTATCTCCGTCCAATATCTCCGCTCCGCATTCTTGACAGTAATAACCGGCCGTATTCGCTCTATCCTCATTGCTTAAGCTTTCATCATTAGAATACTTGATAGACTTCATAGAAAGCTCAATCATTTCCCCACAATGAGGACAAGGCACAAAGAAATGCTTCTCTTCCTCCGCATTATCCTTTAAATCCCATATATAGTTTGAACGGATAGTCGGCGTTGATGTAGCGAAAATCTTCTCTTGTGGCTTATAAGTCTTTGTTCTTTCCTTTGCAAGAGAAAATGGGCTTGCCTCCTTCTTGGAAGCACCGCCCATCTTATCAATTTCATCGAAAAATAAATACTTAATAGCTTTACTGGCCAGCTTGGAAGGTGAGCCTGCTCCACGGAGATAGATATTCATTCCCCTAAGCCTTAATTCAAGCTCCTTAGACTGATTATCCAGGAACTTTCGGTTTATGGATGGTATAAGACGGAAAGCCGGCTTTATCCTTGCGTTAGAGGTATCCTTTGCTAGGTCGTCAGTTGGATATACAACCATTGTAGGTGCAGGACTTGCATCTGCTATATAGCAAAGCATATTGATAAGTGCCTCTGTTCCTCCAACCTGTGTAGGCTTGCAAAAATACACTTCTCTAACATAAGGGTCATTCAATGTATCCATTATTTCACAAAGGTAAGGTGTAAATGCATTGCTCCATTTACCGCTAAGGTTACTTGAATTATCTAATACACGCTTCTCTTCTGCCCACTTAGATACCGTAAATACCTCTTCCGGCTGCAGAGTATTCTTAATAACCTTTCTAAACAGTCTTGCCGTTTTAGCCCTTACCTTGCAGGCTTTCATACCAAACGGCATATTACTCCTCCTCTGTCAGTTCTTCCTCTTCCCCTTCCTCCTCTTCAATATCTTCCGCTATGGAGACTTTTCCATCTATCTCCTGTGGGTCATACTCCGATAGCTCATTAAGTGCTTCCCTTACAGACTTGGAAAGCGTGTTAATAATTTCGTTTACATCGGTCATTCCGGCCACTTGCATTGCCATCTTTGTGGGAAGGCCTTCAAGTTTTGCCTTGAACGCCAGTAGCATTCCAGTTAGATACCGCTCTACATCCTTTGCAAGGTGCAGTTCCGCCTTTAGCTTTTTTAGCTTAAGCAAGCTTATCTGTTTTTTCACTTCCTCATGCTCTGCGGATACTTTTTCCTTGCTTAGATTGGAACGCCGTCCAGTTTCCTCTTCGATTTTGAATCGGATATATTCCTGGATACACTCTTCCAAGGCATACTTCTTACTATCATTATTGGGGAACATACCATAGTCTTTTCTTAAGTTTCTTACTTGTCGAGCTGTAAGTCCTAAGCACCTAGCTAGCTCCTGTTGATTTACAACCATGATATGTCCACCCCCTCTTTTTAGCACAAAAAAGAAGAGACTCCTTAGAGGTGGAAAGGAACCTCTTCGAGTTTGAGCTATACATATACTAGATATAGTACATTTCTCTGATAGAAACACTATATCCAGTTTCATTATAGAGGTAAGTCTTAAATAGTCAAGTATTTTTAAGACTTAAGCTTGCATTTTTGCTTATCTTCTGTCGCTTTCCAGTCAAGGACTTGTTGCGCAAATGAAATCAAGCGCATTTTTGCCGGAATCTTCGTATATCAGCACTCAATTTCATCAAAACAAGCCTTTGCTTTCAAAAATACCCCTAAAAATAGTCTATTTATTGCCCAATTTCCCTTAAATCTGCCCCCCTGCCGGAAATCCGAAAGGGAAGGAAATCTCCTATTTTTTAATATTTTATAGCCAAAACTAGGGCGCTTCCGCGACCCATACCAAAATTTTAGCCCCGGGAAGTACCTTTTTATTCTGGCATGGCTCGACACCTTGCAAGGCTAGTCTTTCCAGGGCTTTATACGCACAAACGCTTGTACGATTTTATTCTATATAGTCCAATAAAACGGACACAAAAATAGCAGACTTTTGCAAGCCTGCTAACACTCAAAAAAATATTTTAAAAAATAATCGAAAAAAGTATTGACGAAAGGAAACTATCTTGATATTATTTAGGTGTACCTAGTAAACGCCCCACAGAAAGGAGAAAGCAATGGGCAACAAAAAAAGAAACAAAAAAGCCAAGCAAGACCTTCTTTACTGGCTTAGCGTACTTAGTGCCATCACCGCAATAGTCGCTAGTATAGTAAGTATAGTGAAGCCTTAACTTGGCAGGGTTGGGGGAAAGGATTCCCCCTTCCCAATTTGTAAATTATATCACAAAGAAAGGAAAAAGACTATGAAAAAGATAATACCTTTTCAAGCTATAGCTCTATCGTGCCTTATACTGAATAAAAATAATACAATGCTATACTATGCTGCGGTGCTACTTCTATCGCTTTCCTTGCTCCTAAACTCTTTATACGAATTGAAAAGAAGGGAAAAATGAGCGAAAAAAAATACATACATCAAGAAAATTGGAGCAAAAAAAACGGCTATAAGTCTATATCTTTTAAGCTAAAGGAAAGCACAGTACAAGAATTTAAGGATACCTGTAAACGCCTTGGGGTATCTCAAGGGGCTACTCTTTTGGATTTTATGGAAAGTTTTATTAAAAAAAATAAAGAAAATTTTTAGCCGATACATCGGCGGAAAGGTGGATATATGAAATTTACAGGTAGGGAAGAAGTCAGAGAAGCATGGGATAGCTTGACTACTGAGCAGAAAGAAAGCCTCGAAAGTGCCTATAGAAAGGTACTGGAAGCCTTAAAAGAGGACGGCAGCAGTCCAAGGGATATAACTGCCTTAGAGTCCTTAGAGGAGTATGTAGAGGCTTGCGGATGGGAAAGCAACGCCTCCGCTTATGAGGACTTTTTAGAAATTATCGAAAATTAAATACAGGCACTATAAAAGCTAGGGCGATATACCCTAGCTTTTTCTTTTTGGCTTTCATGCCGTGCATTGCTTCCTTGCCCGCATTTAATTAATTCCACCCAATTTTTTTATTGTTGTTCACTATATCCAGTAAACACATATTGATTAAAGTTTGCGAAGAAACATCAAGACCTTCGGCTTGCTTTTGAAAGTAATTCATTACTGCCGGGCTTATCTGTATAGTCGATTGCTCTTTTAACTTTTGGGCATATGGGTTTTTTTTCGGGTTTAGTTCTTCGATGTTATATTCTTCTCTCATTATTCATTCTCCTTTATATAAATTAATCTTTCGCTCTTTGT